GCATACTTGGGATTACCGCTTTTTTAGGATTACAAGAGAATCTTTATTAGTTACTTTACCGTCAACTAACATAGCTGTTTTAGTCACTTCATCATCTGTATCTTCATCTATGTATTTTCTTATTCCCATATTGAATGCAGTATTTAGAGTATAGTCTTTAAAGTTGAATATAAATGCAAATATTTTAGTAGAGGCTAAAGTACTTGAGAATGAGTCAACGTGCTTAGTTATGTGTACTCTTCTTCCTAGTAAGTATCTAGTTATTTTTCCATCTATACCATGGTCAACTCTAGCAACTAACTGCCCATTGCTATCAGTTATTCCTATGAACTGCATGAAAGTCTTTTTAGACATACACCATTCTGCAGTTTCTTCATATTCTTCTGGTATTGACGCTTCTGCATCAAGTAGAGTTTTTAACTCTATAGCCGTAACTTCAAGAGCCTGACCTTCATTTGCTTCTTCTTTTAATATCCCTTTTGGTTTTCCAGAACCATCTCCATTTATTATTGCTTCTTCTAAAGCTTTTATCATAGCATCAGCTATGTTTTCAACTAAGTTAGATTCAAATGAAGCTAGTGTTAAGTTTGCAACCTCTAAAGTAACTGATACTGCACATCTTAACTTGTGATAACCAAATATTACTTTTCCATAGTCTTTTTTCTGTTTATCAGAACCAGCTCCTTCAGCAACCCAAGTTGCAACTGGTTTTAATTTTTCAACTGGTATCTCTATACCACCAGGTACATTAGTTCTGTTAACTAAAGCTAATATGTTTCCGCTATTTTCTAATTTTTTTATTATCTTCTGAGATATTTCAGTTGGTATAAGTATTCCAACATCTGTAGATTTAGATGGTCCTGTTGCATTTAAGGCTGTTAGTTCATTGCTTTTTTCGCCTTTTACAACATAATTCATAAACGCATTTCTATAATCTAATGTATTTAGAGCATCATCTTCTAAATTTTTAGCTTTTTCTATAGTTGAGTCTATTATTGTGTTTCCTTTTCCAGTAAAGTCAACAAAATCATCTATTGTTTTGTTTCTTAATGCGTTTAAATTAGCATTAGCTTTACCTTCTTCTTCAAATTTAGCGTCTAAGTTAGCTATTTCTTCCATTTTTGCATTAGCTTCCTCAACTCTATTGGCTTCTATTAAGTTTTCAGCCTCTAATATCATCGTACTTCTTTTATTTTTATATTCTTTAAGATTCATACTTACCTCCCAATTTAAGTAAATTCAATTTAGCTGTAGCTTTCTCAAGCTCATTAGCTTTTTTATTTTCAATATCTTCAAGGTACTTTGGTTTT